GGAGAATCAAGAGCACCAGATGCACCAGCAACACCAGCATCAAATTGAACTGTAGCTTCTTCACTAGATGGAATACCACCATCAATAAATGCTAATTCGTCAATTTCAAATGTTAATAGTAGTTCTCTAGTGCTGGCATTCCAATCATAAACTTTAGCAACTTTATTACTAGCACTTTCAACTCTACGAATTACTCGATCACCAATATTGAATTTATATGTAGAAATACCATTATCATCATTTTGACCATCATCAAGAATAACCCTCTGGTCATAATTAAAGTTTACACCTCTAGTAATACCAGCAAATTTTTCATCTGTTTTACTAGTATATGCAATAGTTTCATAGTCTAAAATAAATTCACCAGATCCAGGAAAAGCACCAGTATTTGATACATAAATTTCACTAGCAGATGTAGTTACATTTTTAGTAAGACCAGTCAAGTAAATATTTTTAGCATTATATGCCTGACGAGCTCTAGTCTTACGTTTAAGATTTACCAATCTCGTAAATATTACATTTGGTGGAGTTGTATACCCACTACCTTGATCAGTTACAGTAATGCCTGTAATCTGACCCTGATCGATTGTAGCAAATGCTTTTGCTCCAATACCACTTCCACCAGTCAAAAGAACATATGGAGGTTCCTGATAGAATTCTCCAGGATCTGCAATAGCAATTGAAGTAACCTTTCCAGTAGTATTGATTTTTGCAGATCCTTGAGCGTCCTGACCTCCTCCTCCTTCAAAAACCATGGTAGGAGCACTACTATAACTTCTACCAGAATTTAATAATGTTAAACCTGTAACTGTCTGCACTGTAGATGTTCCAGTAGCACCAGATCCTTCACCACCTAATATTCTTGCCTTTGTAGTATTATAATAATTATCACCATTCTTAGTCATCTTAACATAAGCTATTTGTCCACTATCATTAAGTACAACGTCTCCAGCAGCACCATCAGGAAAATCTGGTAGAACTTCTGGAACAGAATTTCCCTCAAATAGTGGTGTACCGTAAAATTTACGTCCAATAATATATGGATAAACAGGATTTCCACTACTATCCTCTGTCATAAAATATGCATATGTACCATTTGGATAGTCTGGAGTTACTGCAAACTTTCCATTGAATTCATCAAGAGTTCCAACACCAGAATCGTGAATATAATCTTGTACTAAATCACCTAAAATATAACCACTCTGAACAGTTCTCAATCCCAGACCACTAGTTTGATATCCAAAAATATATAAAGCATCAGGTGCTGTTACTGGAACAACAATTTGAATTCTTCTTTGAGTTGCTGCGTTAAATCCAGCAATATATGCAGCATAAGTTACTGTAGAACCATCTAGTGTATATGTGACACCTAATTCATACAAATATGAAGTGGTTCCAATACTACTAGAAGGATGCCATCCACCATCAGTTTCTGAAAATAGTAAAAACTCACCATTATTAGAAGCATCATCCTGATTGAAAATGAAAGTCTTTCCTCTACCTAGAGATAAGAAATTAGGTCTAGAACCACCAAATAAAAATTCACCATTAGAAACTGTTACATTATAAGTGGTTGTACCAGTCGTATTTACAGCAGGTCTTGCACCAGGAAGTTCTGCAGTAGTTCTTAATCGATGTGAAGATACTTGTCTTACAGCAGTACCACTGGAATTATATCCCCAAGGACCATAAATGGGATATCCATCATAGGACATACCAAGAATTTTAGAGTGTCCATCACTACGACGACTATAATCTAAAGTTTCACCAGATCCATAATAATTTTCAATATAATAATTATTGGTTGGTGTATGATCCTCAATTGTAGGATCTAATGTCATATATCCTTCATCTCCCTCATACCCAGACATATATCTGTGATTCTTACAGTAATAATAAATTCTACTATTTTCATCACCATTCATTATGAATAAAGGTTTAAACTCATTTTCATAATCTGTAGCTGGTGCTGAAGATGCTCCAGTACTTGTGTAGTAAAGAGTTCCAGGAGGATCATTAAGTGTACCATCAGCAGTTGTACTAAACTGCATTGGATGTTGCATTCCACCTGCATTATTTGATGAATCACTTTGATTCCAAATAATCAAATAATTTCTCTGAACCTTAATATCTTGTGGTGCAAAGTAATATTGTCCAGGAACAAATGTTCCAAATTCTGATGCATCTGGACCAAAATCAATATAGAAAACTCCATTAGTAAGTAATACAGGATCATCAGATATTTTGAATGAAAATCCTGTAGAACCTAAACATACGTCATTCTTAGCGAAAGAAGACCCAGTAAGTTGTCTCAAATAAACTCTAGTTACAACATTACTACCATTTCTTACTACCTTAGAAATTTCTCCAGAGGCATTACCACCAATTTCATCAATAGTTCTACCTACAGCAATTGTTCCGAGTGTTTCATCAACACTTGTAACATCAAGAACAATATTATCCATCTCAACCTTTATATTCCACGTAAATTGTTGGAATTTTCCCCATTCAAAAACACCATTTCCAAGTTTAAACTCATCAATAGTTTTATTTGAGTGATAATATCTTACATTTCCTTCAGTTACCGTATCATAAACACTATTACTTTTAACATAATCATATTTTACCGAATCGATGGCAAAGTTAGTTGGTGCATTTCCTGTGGTTCCCCATTCTGGTGTATGTAAAAGACCACCGTTAGCAAAAATGCCAAGTACTTTGTTATCTTGTTCTGTCCTAACAGTAGGATGAGGTACATCTTTACCTCCTCTATAGATGAATGTTTGATCAAAACTTCTATCAATTAATGGTCCACCACCAGGTGCTGCTTCTTCCAGAATGTAAGTAGGTTTAGGGTGATTATCAGATTGTATACGAAGTCTATCTGTATCTGCATTAAAGGTTCCTGAAGCTAAAGAGTTTGGATGATTTTGCCAAATTCTATTAATATCAAAAGAATTTATAACATTTGGTGTTTCTTGTTCTGGGAAAAACTGTAATCTTAGAGGATCATAACCTCGACCTCTTTCAAGAACTCTTACATGAATAATTTGTCCAGAATCAGAATCAATAATAGGATACAATAATGCAGCTGTATCTGGTGTTCCACAACCAGATATAGTTAATCGTGGTGGATTTGCTGAATCATATCCCGATCCACCGTCTAATACTCGTATTGCACGTACCCCAAAATTCTCATCAAAAATTGGTTTGATGGAGGCACCTGTACCTGGAACAGTTCTAGTCATTTATATTAGTTTAATATATTGATAGTGCCGTTCATAAGAGAATGAACAGTGCATTGATAATAAAGAACGTTTGGACAATTCATAGGAACAGTCCAATAAAGAATACTAGTTCCACTACCAGATTGACCATCTGTAAATGGAGTACCACTCAATCCTTGAGTACTTTGAATTCTAAATGGGTGGGCAGTACCAGTTTGGTTATTAAATGCGTATGTCATGCCTCGCATAACATATAATGTTGGATCTTCTGTAGCTCCATCAAATCCAGGACCGTCAAATGTATAGTGACTAGCACCACTAGCACCCAATTCCCACCAAGTCATAGGACTGCGAGTTACAACCCAGTCACTTCCATTCCAATATAAAGAATCTCCCTGAGTAATAGAAGGTACATCAGTATCAGTTAATGCAGCAAAAGTTGTAGTTAAATTACCATTAAACGCAACTGTAATTGTATCACCAGAAATAGAAGTTACAATATCAGTTCCACCAGCTATAGTAAGTGTGTCTGTGACGGAGTTGGCAGTTGTAGATCCAGTATCACCAGCAACCGAGGCAAATAAATTTTGTAAACTCGCTCCTGCATTATCATCTCCAGGAACAAACTTACTTCCACTAGCATTCCACTTTAAAATTTGTCCATCTGTAGGTGCAGCAGTTGTAATATCGACATCTGTTAATAGACCAACACTAGAATACTCAGTAATAAGTTTTGCTCTTACATCACCAGCACCACCAGCAGTGATGTTAATATTCACATAAGGATTATCATCACCATCAACCGTAAAGAAATAACCAGTATTAGTAGCTGCAGGTGCATTACCAAGAGCAGTGTACTCGTTTTTATAGGAAATAGTTGATCCTACACTAACACCTCCAGTAGCACCGTCAAAGGTAGTAGTTTGACTTCCAGCACTGATAAGAACATCTCCATTTCCATTAGGAGCAATAGTAATATTTCCATTTGAAGAAGAAATAATACTATTTCCAGCAACATCCAATGCGGAAGTTAACGCATTATAATTACCAGCAACAAAATTAGTACCATTATATTTCAATACCTGGCCAGTAGCTGGATTGGAAAGATCTATGCTTAATGAAGCATTGTTTCCAAGGGCGGTATATATTTCATTAAAATTATCATTAATTTTATCACCGCCACTTCTTAGCGTATCACCTGTATTATCATTAGCTGTAGTACCAATGTTTAGGGATTGTTTAGCCATTACTCACTACTTTTTTTAGTTATTTATAGGATCTCTGGATCTACTAGTTCTTCACCATATTGTGAAAGATCTGGTGGAGTCCAATCTGAAGGAACTGTTGTTTCAACATCGACTCCAGGATCTTGATATCCAGAACCAACATTAGTAACCGTAACTCCTGCAATACCAACAAGTGCTTTCACCTGACCTTCAAATCCAGAGATAGAATCTAATCTTACAACGGGTCTAGATGTATATCCAGATCCACCAGATGTTACACTAACCCTATCAATATATCCACTAGTTAAGACTGCCGTTGCATTTGCATTTTGTCCAAAGACAGATCCAAGATAATCAAATGTGATCAATGAGTTTGAAGATTCAATAACAGCAACTTCACGA